AGAGCTACCAATCGAACAGGACAAGTTCGACGTAGAAAAAATTGCCCCCGAAGATATGAGGGTTGGCGACCATATGCTTTACCACGGTTTTGTTTACGAAATCACCGAGGTTCATGTTTATCAGTATGAACGTGACGTCATCCCTGTTTATGTGGCTGAAGGTTTGTATGTATCTGGAGACATGAGTATGTACAAATACTTTTTGATGGAAAAGCAAAACGGGTATGCGCGTGGTCATACATCAGGGCAACAGGGCAACGCCCGTGCAAATTGGAACAGGGTTACTTGCAAAAAGGCGGCGGCTTAGTGCCGCTCCGAAAGGAGGCTATAATGGATAGAGTTCTCGGATATATCGGCTACGTGGTCATCATCGCGTTTGCCTTGGGCTGGATGGATACACTGTCACTGCTCGGCGTTGAAGATAGCCGGAGCTATACTTGGTGGGCCGTAATAGCTCGAATGGGGGGTTAAACAATCCAATTCGTATCGGGGCGTGGGCTGGAACCTGCGCCCCATTTTGTTTGCGTGTAGCCCCCAGCTATGGCACCCTCCTGTGCAAACGATAGCACAAAGGCATCGGCAACGTCCGGCGACCTCTGGCCCCTGCGCTTCATCTCATCCTTACTCTCGACCTTCAGCTTGCCATTGCTGAGATACTTATACCGGATGCCGGTTATCTCCTGTATCAGCGTATCATCATCGGGAATCTTGCAGGCTCTATCCTCGAACCACTCGCGGGCCTTCCAGAATAATTCGTCGCGCAGGCGATTAAAGCGGTTCTTCAGGCTGGCAGTCTCAGATACCGACACAGACACAGCGGGCAGGTCTAGTTCGCGCAGTCTATCAGCCAAGCCAGCACCCAGCCCGATAGCATCAACAAATATCTGCGTGGGGCGATTGCTGTAATTGCAAGCCTCATATTCAGTCAGCACAATACCAGCAAGCTCCATCAGGTCTTTGCCTTGCCATGTCTTAATCGGCTCTAGCAATAATGGGCCTTGCCTCTTGGCAATCGCACTCCTGTCACCGCCCATGCGGGCAACATCGAGACCCCAGACAGTCGGCGTGGTAGGACTAGGCGTGATATCGCGCTTCACGGCCTCCTCGACAATGTAGAGCGGAACAAGCACATCATCAGACTGCGTGGGGAACTCGCCGAGAACACGGACGCGGTAGACATTGCTTTCCGTACCGTATTTATCAGCCATGCCATTAAGGAACTCCTCGGTGACGTATTCGCCGTCCTCGCATGATACCGTGATGTTGTGCCAGTTGTGGCGCTGTCCGTGGAAGGATTCATAAAAGAAGCCGTCAGAGCGGGTCGGGTTTCCGCACATGACCGTCTTGGCTCCGGCAGTCGATAGGGCACCCTCGGCAACCTGAAACACAACATCGGGCACACCGGATGCCTCCTCGACCAAGAAGAGCATGTTCTCACTGTGGAAGCCCTGCAATGCCTCTGGGCTCTCTTTGCGGCTGGTACGGGCAACAGCGTAACTGTCCTTCGCACCCTTTAGGCTGATTTTATCGGATTTGAACTCAAGCAGGTCCATAAAGCCAGCGGGCAATTTACGCGCCCACTTGTCAATTTCGGTCCACAGCACATCGGATAGCTGGTGAGCCGTGTTAGCCGTGACAGCAACCTTGCAGGGGTAATGGCTCAAAAGCCACCAGAGAACCAACCACGACTGGAACGCAGTCTTTCCGACACCATGCCCCGACTTAATGCTGACACGGGGATTTTTTGCGATGGCCTGTAGTGCCTCGCGTTGCCATTGCTGGGGGGTGGCTCCGATTATGTGCTCGACGAAGAAAACGGGGTCGGCATGGATTTTGTGGAGCAAGTCGGTGGTGAGGGTGGTCATGGGTTCTCCGTGGTGTGTGGGGGTATTTCTTTCACAGCGGCCCCGCCTGTGATTTTGAGGGGGGGGTCTGCAAAATATGCTAACTTTGTCGCATAACCTCCATTATGTAAAATAAAACTTGTGATATATCAGTGTGTTAAACCAAAAGTAGGTTAAGGCGTTTTTAAGATGTCGTGTGCAGAACACTAATTCGACCCTTTGTTCGTCGTCTGTTCCGCAGGCGCGGGCGTGACGGTGTAAGTGTTTCGCCCCTCTTCATCATGCTCTACAACCTCTGCGCCCTCTAACCTAGCCTGCTCTACCCTAGCCGCAACCCGCTTCAGTTCGTCCACAAAGCTCGTCTTGTGCTCCACTTCCAGCTTCTGATTATCGCCATACAATCGCGGGAAAAACTTCGCCATACGCCACTTCTGCGTGTCTATCTCTAGCCTGCCCGCATTGTAATCTATCTCGCCATTACGAACGCCTTCCAGCACCTCGTCTATCCTATCATCAATGGCAGTCGCCCGTGCTTCAACAGCCTCACTGTAACGGCTCTGCAATATCGGGTCCTTCACCTTCATCTTGTAGAACGCCTCATAGCTTGGCATGTCATCGTCCTTGCCTACAGACCGCGCTGACCTACCATCAATAGCTATCCGCCTCAGATACTCCACGATAACCGGCTCTGTCAGCTTCTTCTTGCTCATTTAAAACTCCCATATACATCCAGTGATGGGTTGGACGTACTATATAATAAAAACAACACCTTAGCCATTGCTTGTCACAATTCTGTCACAGCCAGCTAAAATCAGCTTACAAACCTTGCACTGATACACCTGCTCAGGCTTGTCGCCAAGCGTCTTGCCAATAGCTTGCCTATCAATAACCGTCTGGCATTTCGGACACTGGTTATTATCCAGCAACCTCTGCATCTTGCCATCACCCTGCGATATCACGTTCAACCTCCAACTGACCGGTTCCATGACAAAGCTGACAGGTTCGCCACTCATCAGTTAAATATCCGCCGTGGTCATAGTCAGGCACACCGACCTCATACTGCGCCTCACCCTCACCAGAACACTCATAGCAATCTTCTAAAACAATTTCAGTATCTCTCATTACATCCATCCCTTCTCTCTTGGGCTCGGAAGCCCGTTTCCTAACGCTAGCCAATCCTCATCAGTTTGCTTGGTAAGCATGAACGCCTCCACATCCGGCAATACCAGCTTATAAGCAAATCCCTGCGAACCAAAAGCCTTAATATATTTCTGCGTCACATTATCAGCAAATACCTTCTGACCCTCCGACAACACCTTGCTCTTTCCACCAGACACAGATTGCTGGCGATTTGAGCGCCTCTGAGAGCTCTTCCCCTCTTTTCTGCACCAAGTCTGCCAGAAAGCCCTGCACGACGCATAAGCGGCCTTATTACCGCCCTTCTCATCCCACAGCCTGATATCTGTCAGTATCTCCTGCCAATCAAGCTCCAAGCTCTCTGCATATTCCTTATCGAACTGTTCCGGCTCCCACTCAGATAATTTCTGTTTATTTTGCGCCTTCTTTTTATTAGTTGATTTTGTATATTCTGTTCTTTGTAACCTCTGTTCTTTGTAAGTGTCCGTGTTTTCCGTATCCGGAAAAACCGTATCCGGATTTTCAGGACGCGGTGAATCTGAGACTATATAACGAGTTCCGGCGAACTGACCTTCCGCTTTAACGCTTTCACGCACCAAATAACCGTACTGCTCCATCGAGCCCAAAATGCGGTAAACTTTATCCCTGCCGATATCGAACCTGCGGCGCAGTTCAGTCACCCGAACCTGCCAATCAGTCGGCTTGCTCAACAGGTACACCAGCACCCCCAGAGCGTCGGCAGATAGCCGCTCATCGTTCATCAAATCGTTTGGCAATACCGAGAAGTTCTCCCGTATATTTCCCCGAATAATTAAACTGTCACTCATAACAACTCCTTTACGGGCACTAAAACGCCCTTGCTTGTATTACTGTCACCTCCCGTGACAACCTTATTCTGGTTGTAATATACCATAGCAACGCGCTTCAGATGCTCTGTAGGCACAATTACAACCCGCTCACCATCCAAAATAAAAGCCCAGAAATCTGCTAGGCTAGTGCCAAGGCCGGACGGCTTACCTCGACTTTCATATTCCACAAAGACATTGCCTGTCTTGGCGCATTTAAAATCCCTCTTTACCTCAACCGTTTTGCTCTGCAACAGAGAACCAAGCCACACTTCTTCGTCTTGGCCTACCTTCAAATCGTGTGAGAAATCAGAGTTGTATTCCATCAGATACTGCTCTCACCGCAG